GCAGTTTCAGAGTTTTTCTTAGCTAACTTAGCAACATAATCTCCATCTTTACCAGCTTTGAGAGTTTGCTTAGATAAGGTACCAAGTTGTTTGTTGTACTTAGTTAAGATTAAACCTGCTTGTTCTCCGGTCATCCCAAATAGGGATTTCATGATGTTGATCTTTTGGACCTTTGACATTCCCTGCATGTGTTTATTTAAAACACCAAATACAGTTGAAAGATCTTTTAATTTACCAGTAGAAGTAGTAATTTCTTTAGGCTTAATACCTAATTTTGCAAGAGCATTCTTCTTGTCACCTTTGAGCAAATTACCAGTAGCAGTAGATAAGCGGTTGATAACTTCATTTAATCCAGTACCAGCTTTAGATGCTTCCAAACCGTTATTGCTAAGAATACCCATAGCAGCTGCAGTTTGAGATAAACCAAAACCGGCTTGGTGAGCGGATGATCCAACATAGGACATCCCATACCCTAAGTCTTTGAAACCGGTAGAAGTCATATCAGCCGCATAAGCAAGTTCATTAACTGCACGTTTGGTATTACTTGTCATTGCGGCTGTGCTTTTAGCACGCATGCCAAAACTTTCGAGAGTTGTACTTGATACCTTAACAACATCAGCAAAATCATCGCCAGACGCCACAGAACCTTGTAGTTCCGTGCGCATAGCGCCTAATGCTTGTTTAGTAGTGTAACCACGCTTGATCAATTCTTCATAAGCTTCAGCAATAGACTGCTGTGACTTGCCGTATTGGATAGACATGTCACGACCTTGTTTCTGCATTTCGGCTACGGCTTTGACAGCTTCTTTTTGCTTTTCGCCACCAGTAACGGCAAGGTTTGTAATTTCTTTATAGGATTGTTCAAGATTACCAGCTTTTTTAGCACCAGAAATTGCAGCTGCACCCACAGCTCCAATACCTGCAGCTGCGGCAGTTGCACCGGTTTTGACATGTTCCCATGCACCTTTAAGACCGGATTTCATCTTGTCAGCCGCAGTAGTTACACGTTTGGCACCATTAGCAATTTTATTAAATCCATTAGGATTGAGTTTATTAACTTCAGTTTGACTAGATTTAATCTTGCTGTTTAATTTAGCGATACTAATCGCAGTTTCATTAACTCTTACTTGTTGACGCTTATAAGCACTGCTTGACTTACCAGTTTCACTAGCAATTCGAGAAAGTTCTTGTTCTTGAATCTTTTGCTGTTTAGTTAAGTTTTGTAGTGAACTTCTATAACCTGATAATCTAGCTTTAGCTGATTCATAGCCTTTTCCTTCAGCTTTTAATCTTTCAACGTAAGATTTAGTCACTGCTTCAGTTTGCTTTAAAGATTTTTGTGCTTCAGCTAAACCAGACTTGTAGTAATTTAAGGAGGACTTAGCTTTTTCTTGCTGTTTAGTCAGAGATTCAAGACGAGTAGTAGCACGTAAAGTTTGTGCTGCATTCTTTTGAATTTCTTCAGTAGCATTCTTATAAGCCTGTTTGCCTTTTTCGGTAGTTTGATCAGCTTCAGCTTGAACTTTCTTTAAGTCCTTTTGCTTGTTCATTAAGCCATCAATATATTGACGTTGTTTTTGAACGGCTTCACTCAAACCATTGTACTTGGCTTTAGCTGCTTCAGTTGCTTGACCAGCGGATTTTAAAACCGCTTCTTGTGCCTTCCATGCGGAAGTAGCACCAGAAACGGCTTGTTTTAGCTCTTTAAGAGTTTTAACCGGCTGACTACCGTTTAATTTAATATCGGTAACTAGTGATCCTACTGGAATCGATCCTGCCATTTAATTACCTCCTTTCTTTTTATCAGTAGCTTGAAATAGATCCCATAAGTTCTTAGGACGTTTATCACGAGGTTTAGCATTCATGATTTTCATTAGCTCGTAATAGTCGTCCTCATATTCAATTTCATTAAGCGACATATGACCATTAACAATCATTTGTTGCTCGACATACTCAAGATCTTCTTTAAGATTTTCATATGCCTTTATTGGATTTTCATCACTTGGAGTCGCTTTTAGAATTATCTCTTTGCAAGATCTTATCTACTACTTCCCCTGTAAATTCAGTCACATCATCAAAGTCAGAATCTTCAACCTTCTTAACTTGTGATTCTGAAAGTTTCAGAACGTCCTGCAAGAAATCAGTGTAGCTATCAAGCCATCGTGTTTGAGCTTCGAGTGACTTAATAATTGACTCAGGATCGTCCTCTTTAATTTGCTTAAGTGATAATTGCATCTTGGCAATTTCTTTTTGAATATCTAAACAACGCTTTAAAACATGTGCTGTAGGAACTACTTCAAAAGATGCTAAGTGCAATTTTTTACCATTAATTTTGATTAACATATAATTTTCCTTTCGAAAGAAAAGAACGGCTGTTAACCGTTCTTAAGAATAAATAGCTATTTATACGCCTTCCACTACCCACCCAGTTAAGTAACTAATGATCAGAAAGAGGTTGACCTTGTGTATCAGTAGCCTTCTTGTTGTCCGCAGTTGCATCCACAGCTGATTGACCAGTGATAAATTTGATCATCTTACCATAATCAAAGCCTGGCTCGTTTGAGTAGAACTTTTCATAAAGAAGTTGATCAGTACCACGAGCTTGAGCATTTAAGGTCATAGCATCGTGTACAACAGTTGGGTTTTCTGCGTTAGTTTGCAAGTTAAGTTCACCAGGAACATAGATGCCCATTGGAAAAGCAAAGTAGAAATCAATTGAGCTCCATGGATTGTATGAGTGAATAATCAAACCACCTTGAGTTGGTTTGGCTTGTCCCTTACGTGCATAACCGCCAAGTTCATCTTTAACTAAACCGATTAAAGTATCTGAAACTGCATGTGGAATGTCGTTAGCTGCTAATGCTGCTTGTGGTTGAGCAGTACCAGTAGTAATTTCTGCTACATAGTTAGAACCATACACACGTTGAACTGATTCAGCTAAACCAGTAAGGTTGGCTTGAGTAGCACCCTTAGATGATTCCAAATCTGCTTTAAATAATCCTTTGAATTCTTCCTTAGTTTTTGGATCAAAAACCTTTCCCTTATTTCCGTCATAAGTAAAACCACCCTTATCAGAGTCGGTAATCACATTGCCGTTACTGTCATAACGCCAAAAAATAAAATCGTTTAAACCTTGTAGTTCCATGCTTTTCTCCTTCTAAATTGAAAATCTATACATAACTGTTGCGTTTCAGGGTCGTGATAGTGACCACCGTACGGCAATAGCGTCCAATTTCTTTGCATAAAAAAAGACACAATTGAACGTTCAAAAGTGTCAATTGGAGCCGTCTTACTGGTTCCGTAATAAATATTTAATTCGATTGTTTCGGTATTTTCCGTGAATGAATTGCTACCGTAAGTTGTTGGCACAGTAGTAACTTCAGTTACTAGAATTGCATTGAGCGTGTCTTGGATTTTAGCAGGTGGGAGCGCATATGCTTCCACAATGCCTAGATCCTTAATGCCCGAATGTTTAAGTTGAGTAACAACATCCCTAGCTAAAGTACTCATAGATGTTTCATCCCCTCAGCTTCAGCCTTTAAAATGGCTGTTCTAGCTTCAGTTTGCGATCTATCAAAAAAGTGCATGTTTTTAACCTGTTTCGCAGACATATTACGCACGCCATTGTTAACAAATCGACCAACCAAAGCCGAATATTTAGAATCAAAGCCAACCGCCGTATCACCAGTAGGCAATTTATCATGGTTAATACCTGGTCTATAAGTAATTGAGTCTCGCAAGTGCTTAGTCTTACGTGGTTTTTTGCCATGCTTAGCATTTGTATGCCCGACAGAACGACCACTGAGATAGTCTTCACCAGAAACGGGAGTGTTCTTTTTTAAGACTTCGGCAAAGACCGCAGCACCTGCACCAGTTACTTTAGCCTTCTTAGTGGCTGATAAATTGGCTGATTTTTCAACACTATCAAGCCAATTTTCTAAGCCATTAGCTAGATCAACCATTTTTCTCAACCTTTCTTAAACTGATTAAGTCGTAGGCTGTCTGATTCATAAAGCTATCAGGATTAATCTGCGCTACTTCATAGATCTGCCCGTTAAACCGAGCATGAGTGACTCTAGGCCATGAATTTCTGTGATGTACTACGACAATAATGGAACCAGTTAAATTCAATCCTTGTTGCTGGATCATCTGACCAGTTCCTAAGCTCCAACGCCCACAAGCAGTGTGGAGGATTCGCTGAAAGTTTAGCGTTGAATTGTCGTTTTCATCGTATCCTTCCTCGGCCGTTCCAAGTTCAATTGATGTAGTAAGCCGATCAGGATTTTGAAGTTGTACCATCATCACTCACCTCACTCTCATCATAAGAACCACGGAGCTGACCAATAATAGCCTTAGCTGTTGTGGAAGATACTGCAGTTGATGGATGATTAAACCAGTTAGCTCCAATTGCATAGCAGGCAAGCTTATAAAGTGGAAGGTTTTTTTCATTCTGATAAAAATCTGTCTTGTCTTCACCCACAGCTCCCTGAACATAAATTTCAGCAGCATCAAGAGCAGATGTCATACGTTGGATCAATTGATCATCAAGCATGTCATCATCAGGCAAATATCCTAGCACCCGTTTAAACTCATCATCAACCTTTAAGATGGTGGTCATTGCTGATCACTTCCTATCTTTTACTTACCTGACGTACCAGTATCAGCAGTGCCCTTAGCTTGATCAGCTACAGTCTTAAATGAAGCTGCAGCAAATGCACCGTCATCGATCAGTTCAACGTCAAAGCGATCAATGAATCTGATCTTAGTAGTATCAGTTTCAAATGCTCCACCACCGATATTAGTTGGAGTAACTGACATTCTTTGACGATCAAACAAAGTAATGCCTTGCTTAAAGTCACCAAAGTAAAGAGGATGTGAACCAGATACATCTGGTAACCATCTATCAGCAATAACTTGTACTGTGTGACCACCAATTTCCTTAATTTCTGGATTAGTTACATTAGGTTGGATTAAGTAATCACCATTTGCATCTTTCATTTTTGAAAGAACATTGAAACCAGATTGGTTAGTTACAAATGCTGATGTAGCAATGATTGCTGGATCAAGAGTGTTGTTTTCCAAGTCCTTGATGTCGTCAAACTTACTAATAGTAGGCTTTTTTGGCGCCTTACCCATAACAGCTAAAATAGCTTGATTACGAGTAACAACGTCCTTGCGTGCTACCCATTGTTCTAACCAACCTAAAATGTTTTCGGTAGTATCTGCCAAAAGGGTGTTAGTGGCGGTAGTGATACCTGCATAGCGATGAATAGCATACTTAACTAAAGTAAGCTTAGGATCATCGATGTCACCAATTTGTGCCTTTTCATCATCTAAGTTGACTAAAGGAGTAATATCAGCAAGCTTTTCATAAACACGTGAACCATGTGAAGTTGAAACATTTTCAACGTTTACTAAACTTTCAAGTGATGCATATTGACGTACTAAAGTATGAATAGCAGTTTGGACATCATCAGGAATGGTTAAGCCTGCATTAGAATCATCACCTGAAATTTTTGAACCATCTGGCATTGTGCCTGAAGTAACCATGTTCTTAAAATCAGCTACAAACTTATTCTTGATGTCCTTAGCCAATTCTTTTTCTGACTTCTTAGGTTCAATTGGTTTCTTATTAACTGGCTTTTCAGCATTTCTAGCATCATCCAAAAGTTGCTTTGAATAATTGCGAGCTTCCACAGCATCAGTGTAATCTTTAGCAGCTTGTGCCATTTCATTCTTCAAAGCTGTCTTTTGTTCATCAGTCATTGAATCAAAACTGGCATTATACTTTGAATTTAATGCCATCTTCTTATTAAAAAGATCAGTTACCTTATTACTCTTTGATAACCAATCATCATGTAATTCATTAATTCCCATTTGGAACCGCCTTTCTTAAATTAAGACCAAAGTAAAAGAGCAAGATCATTTTTCTTGCTCTTCTTTGGTTGTTTCTCTTTATTTTCAATGGGTTTAGAGACATCATTGGTCTTTTTAATATCTTGATGAAGCAAATTTTTAATCTTATTGATCATTTCTGGTTTTACTGATAAAGAGCCATCAGCATTAACTAGCGCTGGTTCTTTACTTTCGAACATAACTTCATCTGCAAAACCATTTTCAACATCGGTTTTTGCATTCATCCAAGTAGTATCAACCATCATTTGATAAATTTCTTCTGGTGACTTACCCGTTCGTTTGGCATATAAATCAACAAAAGACTTATCCATTTGGTCTAATGCATTATATTCGCTCTTCATATCAGAGCTGTTTCCAATAGCACCACCGCTGGCTCTATGAATCATCATTTGTGCGGTTGGTGACATTGCAACATGATCAGCCGCTAATGCAATCCACGAAGCAGCAGAACAAGCATAGCCAACAATATTAGCATTAATTTTGCCTTGATATTTCATTAATTCTGTATAAATTTCAGAGCCTGCATCGATATAGCCACCTGGTGAATTGATTTCTAAAGTTACATCTTCACCATTAGCATTTTTTAAAGAATCAGTGACAGATTTTGGACTAAAGTATTTATAATTTAAGAAATCATAAACATCTGAATAGTCATCAGGAATGACTTCACCCTTCATTTGAATTATTTTCATCGCTTTCACTTCCTTCCTGTGGTTGATATGCAGGCAAATCCTGTGGGAAATAGCCTGATCTCTTTAAAATAAATTGGGCTTGAGTGGCAGAAATCGCATTATCTTTCACCATATTTGAAATTCTGCCTGCAAAACTATCACCAATAGCATCCACAGATGGACGCATATCAGGAGTAACAGTAGTATTTAATTTATTGTTAAATTCGCTAACAATAGGACCAATAAAGCGTTTCAAGGCTTTAGCATACTGATTATTTTCTTGATCAAGATTAGATTGTTGATCACCAGCACCGTTTAAATAGCTATCTGGTAAGCCATAAACTTTAGCAATTTGCCTACTAGTCCAATCTACTTGAGCCAATAGCTTAGCAACATCACTTTTGATTTCAAGTGGTTGATAAGTTTCAAGATCATCTAAGACAATTGGCCCATGGCCTGAATTTTTTTGCTGTTTCACAAAAGAACGACTTCTAGCAGCTTTCTTGCTTTCATCAAGTAAGCCACCACCCTGAATTGTCAAAATCCCTGGTGCCATAACTGATTGATCTAATGCGCTTTTAGTTAAGTCATTAGATTTATTTTTAATTGCAAGTTCATCTATTAAAGCACGCAATGGAGAATATCCTTTAATGCCAATCGAATTCTTTGACATTAATCTAAAATGGATCATTTCGTCTTGTGGAATATTATTCATTGCACCAATTTCAGGTTCATCAAAGTCAACATCATAAAGCAAGCCTTTGCCGTCTAGATCCTTATAAACATTGACCTGTGAGGGTCTTAAACCTTCCCAATACAAATCAACACCATTGTCATTTTGCCAGCGATAAGCATAAGCATTCCCATCTAGCAATAGTTGAGCAAACATGCCTTGCCAAAAACTAAATCCATTTGTATCTGTACTTGGATTAGCTAGAAATTTTTGCATTCTTTGCGAGGGAGTCTGAAAAACCACCAATGCCAAATCAGCAGAGAGCTGAGAGATCAGAGAATACAAGTCTGAATTCTGTAAAGCCTGATCAGCAGTTACATACTTTGCATTATTTCCACCAGTTAAGTAATCAATAAAGTCAGTTGAATCTAAGTCAACTGACTGCCTTGAATTATTATTAAAATTAAAAACCGGCATCTAATTCACCTCCTTCCTATTTATCTTTAGGAAGCAAATCAATCAATAAGCCAGTCAAAATTAATGCAATTCCTAAACCTACCCAGCCTGCAATTGGTGACCATAAAAATAAGGCTCCAACTATTGAGCCGAAGCCTAAAACATAAAGCAATACATCTAAGAATTTCCAAATATTTTTAAATAATGTCTTAATCAGAATAATAATCATCTCCTAAAAGCCCAGACTTAGGATTGTTAAACCAATCTAGGACTTGTTTCTGTGTCATTCTTTCAACTTCGTGTGACTTGTCATTGATAATTCCATAATCTTCAAAGTGATACATTGCTTGATAAAATGCATCAATTAAAGCATCCACAGCATCAATCTTCAAAGTAGCTTTGTCCTTATCTACTTGAATACCGATTTTATCTTCTTTAATAACCGCATTAAGTAATGATTTTTCCAAAATTGGGTCATTAAAACGAGTGATCTTACCAGTTGCAAAACTTTCTTGTAAAAATTTTGTTGGATTAGCAAGTTCACTTGTTCTTTGTGCAATATCTTGAATTAGCCACCCTGTGTTAGCATTTAAACTCTCAGTAATGTTTTTAACCTGATAGCTACCAAATCGGTCATAGCCAAAAAAAACGACCTTCAATCTATGTTTTTCAACATAATCTAAAAGCCATCTGTAAATTTGCTCAGGATTAATAATCCCTTGTGGATGTGCCGTAATCGTACAGTATTTTGGATAGGTTCGATAAGCAATTCCATCCTGCTTTTCTTTAGCTTCAATTGATCCAGCTTGTTGCCATGGAATAAAACTGTGTTGGGCTATGTGCCAACGTGGTTCGTCTGTTCTTTCATCCCTGTAAGGATAAACAAAACCTATTGAAGTGTTATCACTAAACATTGAGTAGTCAAAACCAATATAAACCTCTCTACCATCAACTTTAAAATCATCATCAATAGCATTTTCAACGTCTTTCAAGTTCAAATAACTAGCAGTTGACTGTTTCAACCACAAGTTTAAGTTCTTATTCTCAAAATCCGCAATATTACCAGTCAATAAGTCATTATCACGTTTATCTTTTAAACCAGACAATAAATTTTCTTTTTGATCTGGCAAGCCTAAAAGTGGATTGGACTTAATCCATGTTTGAGGATCATAAACTTCATTTTCTGTATCCTGTGACCAGATTAAACCTAGATAGCTATCAGCTTCACGCTTGAAATCTTGTTCCATAGCTTGAATAACCATTTTTTCGTCTTCGTGGAATGGCACCGTAGGATCAGGATAAGCAGTAGATATCTGCACGAATTGATGGTTTTTAACCTTAACTTGACCAGAAATAATTTTAGAAATTCTTTGCCGTGTATTCACTTCACCAATTTCATCAAAAACGGCAGTTCTAAAGTGATATGAGTCATACTGTCCAGCTTCATGAGAAATGGCTCTTAAAATATTATTAGTTTTCTTTTCAATAATTTGTTCAGATTGTAGCTCTAAGCCAGCATCTTTAGCTAATGATTTAAATGGCTCAATATTAATAATTTTTCTAAGCATTGATTTAATATAGCCAAAGATTTTCATAGTTTGCTTGTAGTTAATGGAAGCAACTAAATAATCTTGGTTTTCTAGCCCTAAAGACTCAATTAGAAAACTATAAGCTACTAAAATTGCCATCAAATAGGTTTTCCCTTGCCCACGTGATACAGAGACAATAACTCTGGTAAATCGTTTATCATCATCTCGATCACGCCAGCCCATCATTTGACTAAAAATAAATTTCTGCCAGTCCATTAATTTAGTAGGCTCACCAGTATCAACATTAGGCGAAATAGAAGCGAACTTTAAAAGTCGATCTACTTGTTTAATATCATAATGATAAGGAAATTCTTTAGTGTTTTGCCTTTGCAGGTCTCTTAAATGGCGAAAGCAAGCTAACTGAATATTGTATCCTGCTTGTTTCTTGCCATCTAAAACATCAAAGCAATATTTTGTTCCTGGATCATTATATTTTTCTTGAATTTCTTTCCAATCAATTGAATGGTAGGCATCTCCCACATCATGAGTTTGAGTTAGATCAATTTTCACTGCATATTCCACCTCCTTTGAGTAAAATAAAAAGCTAAATCACGGATTTTTAAGATTTAGCCTATTAATTATTAACAAAACAGCCGTTTTGTTAATAAAGATGCAAAGAATTACTACATATAATTAACAAATTAATAATTTTGTTCCTTTTTTAACATTACAATTTCTACATGCTAATTTAACATTGCCCCAAGTATTAGTTCCACCCTTAGCAATTGGAATGACATGATCAATTGTAGGTGCATCAAAACGATTATAATCATTATTCAGAATTAAATGTTTACCACATAAATAGCAAACACCATGATCACGTTTATATAGTTTAGCCAAAGTAATAGATCTATCATATTGACCATTTTCTTTGGCTTTTTTAATTCTAACTTCTTTATTTTGACGTTTTATCCAATTCTTATTTTTCTTTCTACATTTAGTTGAGCAAAAATGACTACCATTATATTGTTCAAAAGCCTTGCCACAAAATTTACAAGGATAAAAAATAATTGGCTTAATCTTTTGATTTAGCATTTCATATTTTTGAACATCATCTGGAAAAATATCAGCACGTTTAGAGTCAGGATTACATATACTACATTGCCAATTTTTCTTTCTTAAATGACTATCATAAACATAATATCTAATACCTGTTTGCTTGCATTGAACCAATATCTTAATATTTTGTCTGTTATCCCTATGTTGCATCTTATAACCTGATATATAAGAGATGTCTGGATGCCTTTGTTTCAAGTTTTCAATAAACTTTTTCTCAAATTTATCTTTTTTATGCAAGTATCTTAAAATTTGCCCACATTTTTTTGAACAGGTTTTTACATTCTCGTGACTGTTATAAAAAGCTTTATGACAAACAGGGCATATCTTTTCCAACATTATCACCTCACATATATTATATACGTATTTACGTATAATGACAATACACGTATAAATGATATAATGTAGCTAAAGGAGAAATAGCATGAAAAAGAAATTTACAACCACACTGGATGAAAACATCATTGAAGATTTAAAAATACTTGCTATCAAGAAACATACAAGTGCTGCAAGCTTAATAGAGCAAGCAGTAAAACAATTACTAAAAGAAAACGACCAATAAAGGTCGTTTTTTTATGCAAAGAATTTTTTCAATTCATCTGCAGTACTAATTTTCTTCTTTTCTTCTTTCTTTTCAGGCTCTTTCAAATTAATTAAATCATGTCTTGCTTTAGGACTTAAACCTAGTTCTTTTCCTATTGAATTTAGCTTAGCTAATGAATCAGACATTGTTTGCACTGCTGGATTTTTAGCATAACCAGTAAAATCTTTTGCAACTATTGAACCATCCACAGGAGAGAGTGTCGTTTTATATTTTGGTCTTTGAATACCATGTTCTTGAACATTTTCATAAGCTGTTCTGTACATATCATAAGCACTACAATATTGAGCCAATAAATACTGATCAGCTTTAATAATGTTCTTATTCTCATTCAAATATGGAACTAATTTACGCCACAATGCTTTTCCAATTGTTCCCAAATATTTGGGAGGATCTTTGGATAAGTTCGGCTCTTTTAAATCCACTTTTGACTTCTTTGGATTAGTTTTCAAAAACTTTCACCCCCCTATAAAATAATTTTCGCTAATTTTTATTTTGTGACACAAGAAAACGACACGGATGCGGCTCCACTCTGCCGAAAATGGTGGCGGGGGCTTTTTAAAATTGATTCATGTGTAATCATATTCATAAAAATAAAATCGCTTAAAAGCTAATTATTTAGTTTTTGGAGCATGTTCATTACGCAATCTATTAAATAAGTTAGCAATCAATTTAACATCAGTTACCGCCGGATTATTTGTCGGTTTACCATGCAATCCAGTGCCATAGTACTTTTCTTCAAATCTAGTTTTCCAGTAGTGGCATTCCTGACAGCATGTAACAAGATTTTGTAAGTCCTTCATGTGATCAGGGAATCTCTCTACTGGCAAGACGTGATCTATTACATTGCCCTCTTTAACTTTACCTAGTGCTTTACAGTACCGGCATAGACTATAGTCGCGATTAAGAACTATAAGCCGCATGTCTTTCCATTGTTTAGAATGATAAAACTTATTCTGCTCTGCTTTAATTGGATTGCGATTGCGAACTACTTTGTTGTAATACCTTTGTCTTGCTGAATTGTTATATCTATGGAATCGATAAAAGTTATTACGTTCTTGCAGTTCTTTCTCATATGCAATATGTTTTCTGCAGTAATGATTTGGCACATAAGCAACAGCATGACAGCCTGGATAACGGCAGCGTCTGATTCGTGGCATAAGATCACCTCTTTTTGAGCAAAACAAAAAGCCGATTGCTCGGCTTATGTTTGCACGCTCGCTATGTATTCATAAATAATATGCGGTAATGTTTGATTATAGGTCATCGCATGCTATGGAACAGCGTCAATTGAAATACGACAGTTAATAAATACAGCTGTTCCTAAACATGATCACGGATTCGAACCGTGACCATGCGAAGAAAAACCTAAGATAGTTTGTCGAACTTCATTCACTTTTCGACACTATCAATTATGCACCAAATTCCACCGATCGATCTCCGATGAAAGTCCGCACAGTTTCCGATGAAAGTCCGATTCATGCATAAACACGAAGGTCAATGAGATTGTCATCATCCACATTGCATTGCTGTTGATAGTAATCGTATGCATCAGCAAACTCAAGCAGTGAATCAGGTTTGATGCGGTTATAATACTGCGACTTTTCATAAGGCAACATTCTAATGATTTGTTCTTGATCATAACAATAAATATAGTTATCTATTAATACAGTCTTATGTAGTTCTGTACAACTATAAATACTCTTATATATAGCCTTTATTACCTGTTCAATAGATAAAGCACTAACTATCGATGTTTCAGCATAGTTATTACTAGTACTATGGCTTGGTGCCCACGATAACTTAGGACTAGATAATTCTATTAGATCGTGCCCACATCTTCGCAATAACCTAGGCAACTGCTTAGACAGAAATCGATCAACACTATTAGCAGTAGCAGAATAATTTATCTCAGCAAATAAATTCAAAATAACCAACTCCATATAATAGATATATAACAATTCGTAATACATCTATTATACTTCATAATTAATAGCTATCGATATACCGTTTAATTGCTTTGGTTGCAATCACTGACATTGGTTCATTCAATCTATCAGCATAATCTTTCAATTCTTCATAAGTATTTGCATCAATTGTAACTTCCATACAATCACCTTCCATCATAAACATACGAGTCGACACCAGTTCGCATAATCGGCTTATCTAAATAAGGTGGCAAATAATAGCAGCCATTGCGGATAAAATACCAATGATATTTGCCCTGATAAATTCTATAGTTTCTGGATTTTAGAAATTCCGTTTTGCTTACTTTAGATGGCACATACTTAAAATGTAAACTGATAAAGTGACTCAAACTAGTAACGTAATAAGTATCACCGCTTGGAGAAGCAATTCGATATTTGAAAACTACTTTTAATCTAATGCGATTATTCTTGATAAAGTTTACGATTCGTTTATTGTCACCAGGTATTTGATTAATAATTTCGGTAACAGAATAGCCTTCATGCGCTAATTTATGAATTTTATTTTTATAATTATTAGCCAGGCTTTCGTGTTTCATTGAAGGATACATATCACGGATCATTTGATAATCAGGATCATCTTCCGGACAATTAACGATTGACCCATATTTAGATTCAATTTTATTCAGTAATAATAGAGATTCTTGATATTTAGTCATACCCATAACCACACAAACCTCCGTCTACTATCATAAGAGCGTCTTTAACAGACCTAGCTACACCGTGGATGATATTGTAAGACATCAGCATATTATGAAAAGCAATTTGATCATCACGCAATTTGCCTGTTTCGGTTTTAACTTCAATGTAAAACATTTTGCCATCCACATTACGAAAACCGTGCAAGTCAGGATATCCCGATGGCAAACCAGTAGTAAAGAATCGCCCATCAGGTGTTCTGATTTTACCAACATTGGCGCGAAATACATGACATTGATGCTGGGATAAAGCTAGTTCAATTTTCTTCTGAATGCTATGTTCACTTTCCATTAAGCTTACCTCTAGTATTGAAAATTGCGTCTGATTCATTAGGCAATTTCATCAGCAATTTCATGTCATCCATACTTGCATGTTTTTTCTGTAAGATTAACTGTGACGCTTTAAGTGGATAAAAATCACCTATAAAGTCATCACCCCAGACACCATTCCTTTTGACTGGAAAGAAATATTCATTAGCAATTTCATCATAAACTAGTGAATCCGGATAAATTTTACGTCCATTCTTGTCATGAAAAATAGCCGTTTTATTTGACATAGTTGTTATCCTCCAAATCATGAATTTTATTTGCAAGAATTAAAATTGATTCCCACATGAAATTATCTTGTGCAGTAGCTTTATGTTGTACAGCTTCAGTTAAGTCTTCATTTGCTCGAACTTCTTTTAATAAAGAATCAAATAAATCATCGCTTTTATGAATTTCTTCGATAGTTTCAATATTAGATTTACGAGTTTTACGATTTGAAATCATGTCAGCGATAAGCAAAAAAATCCATATTATATAGATGATAAATTCTATTACATCGCTCATTACTTATCACTCTTGACTAACTTTGGTTTATTATCGGTTTCAGATTTATCATCTGCATCTGTCTCGGGAACAAGTTCCTGTTGATCAGCTTCCAGACTTACTTGAACTCCATTGCCATCAAAAGCGATGTCTTTCAATTTATTCAAGTTAATCTTATGAGTAAGCAAGTCTGCATCTAATTGCAAAACTACTTTGTTACCATTAACTTTAAAATTATTTGTTGTTGCTTGAAATTTAATTGTTTTTCCTGTCATTGTTTGTTATCTCCTGTTAACTAAGCATTAAATATGTAAACGATATACTGGTCCAAATAAACATAAGGAAATCTAATTTTCCATTTTTAAAACAAAAAGAAATTAAGACTATTAACCAGTTCATTAAAATTAATGTTAAATTGAAATATTGTTTTGCTGTCATTTATAATCAATCAGTTACTTCGTACTTTGTATTCTCATCAAGTTTTCTCCCGCACATAGGACAGCATTTAATTTCTTGTACTGTTTTTTCGTTAGAAATTTTCCCATCAATATGAATCTTTCTATCATTACCTACATAGACAAAATCAATTTTTTTTCATTTTTAGGGCGAGCAATTAAAGTAGCTCGATTCATACTGTCAAAATTACAATAATCACATTTTTCTTTAGTCATTATTTATTTTTTCCTTCTTAATCAGTAATCACAATGTGCGCATTCACTTTTTCAACATGATCGTAATCACCCTTAAGCTTTTCAATTAATTCCTGAACTGTACAATATTTGCCGGCATAGGCCCCTTTTTCATCGTCATCTACATTATGTAACATTACTGCAATATAGTAGCAGTCACTTAGAGGATGATCTGCATAATTAGAAATTCTGTATAAATCATAGTGGCTTGGGTCATCATCCCAGCACATCAAAACATCTCCATACTTGTATTTCTTTTTATTTTTTTTAGTTCTTTTATCAATTACTTTCATTTTCATGCTCCTTCAAATACATTCAAAACAGTATTTTTAACTTTCTTCATTACAAAAGCTTTTTCCATAACCTTAAAAGATACTTGTCTTTTACCTTTATCATCCGGACCTACTTCAAC